TTAAAACAACTTTTAACGATTACGGAGAAGAAACACAATACAAACCTTTGAAATTCTAAATTTCAAATTTGATTATCACGGCTGACACACTTATACTTGAATATTAACTAATAAATTATATACACAAAATGGCGACAAATTCCTTAGATGCTGTACTCGCTCAGTACGAAAAAGCGAAAAGTGGAGGTAACTCTGCAAACAAAATGTCTCAAGAAGACAGAATGAAAAAATATTTTGCAGCAATTTTAACGCAAAATGAGAACTCAGGACAGAAACGTCTTCGTATTCTACCTACACCTGATGGGTCATCACCTTTCAAAGAAGTATGGTATCACGAAGTACAAGTTGAGGGTAAATGGAATAAAATCTATGACCCAGGAAAGAACGACAACGAGCGTTCACCTTTGACTGAAATTCATGATGAATTAATGTCAACAGGTAAAGAGTCTGATAAAGAACTCGCAAAGTCTTACAAACCTCGTAAATTTTACATCGTTAAAGTAATTGACCGTGATAATGAAGCGGACGGAGTTAAGTTCTGGCGTTTTAAACACAATTACAAGAACGAAGGTATCCTTGACAAAATTATTCCAATTTGGAAAGCTAAAGGTGATATTACTGACCCTGTTAATGGACGTGACCTTATCATTGAGTTAACAAAGGCTAAGACTCCAAAAGGGGCAACTTATACAGTTATTCAAACAGTTATGCATGACGACCCATCACCTGTTCACACAGATGCTGAAACGGCTAAGTCATGGATTGAAGACCCACTTACTTGGGCAGATGTTTACTCTAAAAAACCTGTTGAGTACTTGGAGGCAATTGCTCGTGGAGAAACTCCAAGATGGTCATCTGATTTAGGTAAATATGTTTACGGTGATAGTTCATCTGATGAAGGTACTATCGGTGGTTCATATGTTGACCCACAGGCTGAGGCTGAGCCGGATGGTGATTTACCATTCTAATTTATAAAAGGTTGGACACTAATATACACAAAGTGTCCAACCTTTGCTATTTTTAAACAACAAACAATTTAAACGCATAGACATTTATGGCAATAAAGAAAAAAGAATTTTCGTTAGATGCAATCAAAGACAAATATTCAACCAAGACAAAATATAAAGAAACAGACTTTTATGAAGTCGGTGAAGCTTTCCATAATAGTTGCGGTTTACCTGGTCCTGCTTTGGGTAACATCAACATGTTCCTCGGTCATTCGAACTCTTCAAAAACGACCGCGCTTGTCAAAGCCGCTGTGTCTGCTCAGCAGAAGGGGCATTTGCCTGTTTTCATTATCACCGAGAAAAAATGGAGTTGGAACCACGCAGTAGAACTTGGTCTTAAGGCTGAGATGGTTGACGGTGAGTGGGACGGACAATTTATTTTTAATGATAATTTTGATTACATCGAACAGGTTACAGACTACATCAACGAATTATTAGACGAACAAGAAAAAGGTAATATTCCTTATTCTCTTTGTTTCCTTTGGGATTCTGTTGGTTCAGTTCCTTGTAAGATGACCTTTGATGGTAAAGGTGGTAAACAACATAACGCATCTGTATTAGCAGATAAGATTGGTATGGGTATCCAAGCTCGTATTACCAAATCTCGTAAAGAAGACTATCCATATACAAATACACTAGTGGTAGTTAATCAACCGTGGGTTGAATTACCTGACAATCCATTTGGACAACCAACAATTAAGGCAAAAGGTGGTGAGGCTCTTTGGTTGGCATCGGCTCTTGTATTCTTGTTTGGTAATCAGAAAAATGCTGGTATTAATCACATTACGGCAACTAAAAATGGTAGAACAGTATCTTATGCTATCAGAACAAAAATTTCTGTTTTAAAGAATCATATCAATGGATTAGGATATAAAGATGGTAAGATTATTGCAACACCACAAGGATATATTGCTGACGATAAAGATGCTCTTGAAAAATATAAAAAAGAGTATTCACAATATTGGAACGCAATTCTTTCAGGGACAGGGGAGTTAATCCTTGATGAGACTGAAGAAACTTTTGCAAACGAAAACGAACAATTTTAATTTTAGTTCGTGAAAAAAACACTACTTGTTGACGGAAATAATCTGATGAAGATTGGATTTCATGGTGTGAAGGATTACTTCCACAATGGAGAACATATCGGAGCTTTGTATCATTTTATGAATACACTTCGTAAGTTTATCAGTGAGCATAACTTTGACAAGGTAGTAGTATTTTGGGATGGTGAAGATTCTACGAGTTTACGTGGAATTCTTTACCCCAAATACAAACAAAACCGACGATTGGTTATGGAGGACGCAATCTTTATGTCTTACCTAAAACAAAAAAATCGTATCAAACAATATTTGGAAGAAGTCTATATAAGACAATTAGAAATTAGTGGTAGAGAGGCCGATGATTTAATTGCTTATTATTGTCAAGTATCTGAAAATGAAGACAAATTAATTTTTTCGTCAGACAGAGATTTAACACAACTTATTTCTGAAAATGTATCCATATACTCACCATCAGTTAAAGCTACGTTTAAACACGGGGATAAGATTAAATTTGATAATTTTGAGTTCCCACACTATAACGTAAAAACTTTAAAGATATTAACTGGTGATAAGTCAGATAATATTGAAGGTATCTATCTTTTGGGTGAAAAAACTTTAGTTAAATTTTTCCCTGAGATACTTGAAAAAGAAGTTTCTTATAACGATATTTTAACAAGAGCTGAAGATTTGTTAAAAGAACAAAAAGACAATCAAACTCTAAAGAATCTTTTAACAGGTAAAACAAAATCAGGCATCTTTGAACAAGAATTTTTCCAAGTTAATGAACAGATTGTGGACTTATCTAATCCTTTATTGAGGGATGAAGACAAAGAAGAAATACAGTCAATCGTTACTGAAAAATTGGATATCGAAGGTAGAAGTTACAAGAACTTAATTAAGTATATGGTTGAAGACGGGTTGTTCAAATACCTACCAAAAGGTGATGATGCTTGGACATACTTCATCCAACCATTTATGAAGTTAACAAGAAAAGAAAAAACAAAAACAAACAAAAAATAAAATAAATTATGAAAGAACAAGACATTACCAAACTGGAATTCTTGATGACGGTAAATAACAATTTTATCGTACAACGTTTTTTTAACGTTAAAGGGTATAACCCAAAGGCTCAAAACTCAGCTGAGTTGATTGATTTGATGGATGGTTTCATTTCAGATTTGAAAGAAAATTTCAAGATGAAAACTGTAAACTACATGTTGGATAATCAATATCAGATTAGTGAAGACCCTGAGGTGTTGAACACATCATTTACTGATGGGCCTGAGTCGTTTAACATCTATATCAAAAATGGTGATACGACAATGTGTCATTATTCATTTGATGCTAAACTTTATCCACCGAAGGTGAGATACACCGTAGACATACGCCCGTTCCTAAAAGGTATCCTTTTTGGTCTTACTGACGTGTTGTCATCTAGAAATTTAACACACGAATACATGGGTTATCAGCTAGCTCGTTGATATTTATTGAAAAAACAAACATAATATGGCTGACAAAAATTTTGATTATTTGGGAGAGACCTTCCAATTACAACTTCTTAATCAAATGATAGTTGATAAGGACTTTTCACACTCAATTATTGAGGTGATTGAACCTAACTATTTTGAAAACAAATACTTCCGATTATTTGTTCAAATGGTTAAAGAATACTATTCAAAGTTTGAACACAGTCCTAGTTTTGAGACAATTCAACAAAAAGCTAAAAGTGAAATTAGTCAGGAGTTATTATTAAAGATAACTCTTGACACTATTTCTGATATACAAAATGTTACCGAAGAGGGTACTCAGTTTGTTCAGGAAAAGGCTTTGAAGTTTTGTAAACAACAAGAACTTCAAAAGGTTATGGATAAAGCTAAAAAAATTATTGACCACGGTGAGTTTGAAAACTACGACACTTTGGAAGAAATGGTTAGAGAAGCTTTACAGGTTGGAAACGTGGATAGAGGAACAGGGGATGTGTTTCAAGACTTAGATGAGGTATTAGCGGATGATTACAGACATCCAATCCCAATGGGAATACCGGGTATTGACAATCTTTTGAAAGGTGGTTTGGCAAAAGGAGAAATTGGTGTTATATTAGCACCCACAGGTGTTGGTAAATCAACATTAACAACAAAGATTGCTAATCACGCTTTTAATTTAGGATTTAATGTTTTACAAATCTTCTTTGAGGATAATTATAAGATTATTCAAAGAAAACATTTTACATGTTGGACAGGTATTGCACCTGATGAATTAAGTAATCATAAAGAAACAGTGTTGGCAAAGGTTGCTGAAATTAAAGAAACAATGCCAAACAAATTAGTAATGAAGAAGTTACCTTCTGACACATTAACTATGAATCAGATTAAAAATCAGATTAGAAAGATGATTGCTGATGGGACAAAGATTGATATGGTTATTTTAGACTATATTGATTGTGTAACACCTGAAAAGATGATGGAAGACGAATGGAAATCTGAAGGTTCAGTTATGAGAGCATTTGAATCAATGTGTCATGAATTGGACATTGCAGGTTGGACAGCGACACAGGGTAATAGAAGTTCTATTTCATCTGATGTAGTAACAACTGACCAAATGGGTGGTTCTATTAAGAAAGCTCAAGTAGGACACGTCATCATCACGGTGGCAAAATCACTACAACAAAAAGAATTGAATCTTGCGACTATTGCGATTACAAAGTCAAGAATTGGTAAAGACGGGGTGGTATTTGAAAACTGTAAATTCAATAACGAAATGTTAGAAATTGATACAGAAAGTACTACAACATTCTTAGGACTTGAAGAACAGAAGGAAGAAAGAAATAGAAACAGAATTAAAGAAATTATGGAGAAAAGAAAACAACAAACAGTATAATTATTAAAACAATATGGAACAAAAAATGGAAAAAATTTTAGTAGAAAATCCAAATCGTTTTGTAATCTTTCCAATACAATACAACGATATTTGGGAATATTATAAGATGCATCAAGCAGCATTTTGGACAGCAGAAGAAATCGATTTAAGCGGTGACCTACGTGACTGGGAAAACTTATCAGAAAATGAACAATATTTTGTAAAAAATATTTTATCGTTTTTCGCAGCATCAGATGGTATCGTAAATGAAAACTTAGCTGAAAATTTCTATAGAGAAGTACAATATCCTGAAGCTAAATTTTTCTATGGTATGCAACTTGCTATGGAGAACATTCATAGTTTAATGTATTCTCTTCTTATTGATACTTACGTATCAAATGAAGAAGAAAAGAATAAATGTTTCACTGCGTTAGATAATTTACCTGCGGTTCAGAAAAAGGCTAAATGGGCTTTGGATTGGATTGAAAATGCATCGTTCCAAGAACGATTGGTTGCGTTTGCGGCAGTTGAGGGTATCTTCTTTTCAGGTTCATTCTGTTCTATCTTTTGGTTGAAATCAAGAGGTATTATGCAAGGATTGTGTAATGCTAACGCTTTGATTTTCAAAGATGAAAACCTACACTGTGACTTCGCAATTCACTTGTTAAACAATCACGTTGAAAACAAACCAAGTGAAAAAAGAATTAAAGAAATTCTACTTTCAGCTCTTGAGATTGAAAAAGAATTCATCACTGAATCACTACCTGTTTCTTTAATTGGTATGAACCAAAACTTAATGAAACAATATCTTGAGTTTGTTGTTGATGGTCTATTGGTAAAGTTTGGATGTAAAAAACAATTTAATGTTGAACAACGTTCATGGAACAAATTGCGGTTGAAACAAAAGGTAATTTCTTCGAGTCAAGAACTGTTGAATACCAAAAAGCTAAATTGAATGAAACATTGTCCTTTACTGACGATTTCTAATTTATTATTTTTATAGAACTATGATGTCACTTAAAATTAAAAAGAGAGGTGGAGATGATGCGTCATTTAATCCACAAAAAATTTATAACCGTATTAAAAGAGCTTCAAAGGGGTTGAGTGTCAACTCCGATGAAATCTTTATTAAAGTTATCACTTCAGTACCAACTGAAGGTATTATTACAACAAAAGAATTAGATAAGTTAATCTATGAAATTGCTGCGGCATTTACAGGTAGTCATCACGATTACTCAAGATTAGCTTCTTCAGTTGCTATTTCATCTTATCATAAAGAAACTGACCCAAGTTTTTCAAACACAATGAATTTGTTACATGGTGAAGGTATCATCAATGATAAATTAATTGAAATTATTGAGTCTTACGGACCTGATAAAATTGATGGAGTTATCAATCACGATAATGATTATAACTTCGACTATTTTGCTTGGAGGTCACTTTCTGAAATGTATCTTTTGAAATTGTCGGAAGGTAAAGTAGTTGAAAGACCACAACACATGTATATGAGAGTTGCTCTTTGGGTAACTAATACATTTGAGGAAGCGGTTGAGTACTACCAAGCTTTATCAACACAAAGAATATCTCCGGCAACACCAATCATGATTAACGCTGGTACTAAAACACCACAACTTGCTTCTTGTGTTCTTCATTACAATGATTCGGATTCAAGAGAAGGTTTGTTAAACACCATGAGAGATATCTCAACCTATTCATCTGACGCTGCGGGTATTGGACTATCAATGTCTAATATTCGTAGTAAGGAGAGTCGTATTTCATCTTCAGGTGGATATGCGGGTGGGCTTTTAAAGTATTTAAAAATTGTAAATGAGTCACTTCGTTTCTTTAATCAACAAGGACGTAGACCTGGTTCTGCGGCGATTTACTTAGAACCTTGGCATAAAGATATCTTTGACCTATTGGAGATTAAAAAGAACACAGGTGCTGAAGAATTAAGAGCTCGTGATTTGTTTACCGCACTTTGGATTCCTGACAACTTTATGAACGCAGTTAAGAATAACGACGATTGGTATTTGTTTTGTCCTAACGATATTATTAAGGCGGGTATCAAACCATTACAAGAAAGTTATGGTGATGAGTACGAATCTAACTACAACAAAGCAGTTGAGTTAGGTCTTGGTAAGAAAGTTAAGGCTCAGGAAATTTGGAATAAGATTATTGAATCACAAGTTGAAACAGGTGTTCCATATTTATGTTCTAAAGATAGTGCTAACAGAAAGACAAACCATCAGAACATTGGTGTTATCAAACAATCAAATCTTTGTAACGAAATCTATCAATACACAGATGAGAAAACTACTGCTATTTGTACTTTATCATCTATGGTATTAAAGAACTATGTAAAAGATGGTGAGTTTGATTTCCAAGGATTATATGACGAAACCCGTAAGGTTGTAAGAGCATTGAACAAAGTTGTTAATATCAATAATTACTCAACTGAAAAAGGTCATACTGGTGGATTACTACAAAGAGCAATCGCTATTGGTACACAAGGTCTTGCTGACGTATTTTATTTAATGGATTACATCTTCACATCTGAAGAAGCTCGTAAATTGAACAAAGAAATTTTTGAAACAATCTATTTTGCGGCAATCACTGAAAGTAACAGATTGTGTATGGATGGTAAGTATGAACCGTATGCTTACTTTAAAGGGTCACCAATGTCACAAGGAGTATTCCAATTTGATATGTGGGGATTAAACGAAAATGAATTATCAGGAAGATGGCCATGGTCAACTCTGAAAGAGAATGTTAGTAAGTATGGAGTTTGTAACTCATTATTTACCGCTCAAATGCCTGTGGCATCGTCGGCAAAGATTACAGGTTCATATGAAATGACAGAACCAGCTCACTCAGCAATCTTTAACAGACGTGTAGTTGGTGGTGAGATTATGATTGTTAACAAGTATTTGATTAGTGATTTTGAAAAGATTGGAATTTGGTCTGAGGACTTAAAGAATGAAATCATTATGAACGAAGGTTCAATTCAAAACATTAATTTCAATAACTACCTTGACCAAGAAGATAAGAGATATAACTTCAAAGTTAAAAGAACTGAACATTTAATTAAGAAGTACAAAACAATTTGGGAGATTTCACAAAGAGAATTGATTGAGATGGCGGCAGATAGAGCTCCATTTATTGACCAATCACAATCAATGAATATATACATGTCAAACCCAACATTGTCTAAGATTTCATCATCACATTTTTACGGATGGGAAAAAGGATTGAAAACACTTTGTTACTACGTTAGAACAAGAGCAATCTCAACGGGAGCTAAACA